GATGCTCAAGGCAGATATATTGTAAGAGAACCAAGTGGTACTGCTCCCGCAACCATTTGGGGTGTCCCAGTAGAGATTTCTGATGTTATGCCAGAAACTTCTGAGTCAGATCAGGCTGGCAAAAAGTTTATTGCTTTGGCTAACTTTGATTATGTTGGTCAAGCTCAATATGGAGGTATGGTTGTGGAAATTTCAAAAGAAGCGACTATTAAAAAAGACGATGACACAACCTATAACCTCTTCCAAGATCATATGTCAGCCGTTAAATTTGTTACTTATGAGGATATAAAAATTGCAATGGCCGATAAGGCTTTTGCTTACATTAAGACAGCATCATCCTAATAACTGATAGTGAAGAGAAGACTTATGTCTTCTCTTCAAATTAGTTATTAGTTTAAATAAACTATGAAAGTAAAGTTTAATGAAACAGTATCATACAAAGGAAATATGTATTTCAAAGATCAAGAATATGAAATGAAAGAAAATGATGTGAAAGTCTTAGGGAATGTTGTTAGCGTGATTGAAAGAAAAAAAGAATTAAAATATAAAAAAGAGGTAATCACGGAAGAAGATACTGTTAAAAAATAAATTTTTAAAATATGAATGAATATAATGTTTTGGAACATCAAACTGGTTTTAGTGGTGTTGATTATTCTTTGGTTGCTTCTTCATTGGGAAAAACTTTTTCTACAAGTGAACAAAACTTAATTTCAACTTATATCTCAATGGTCGAAAGTTATATTGTTTCGCAAACAAATAGACAATTTAAAATATTGACTAATGATAATTATTATTTTCAAAAGGGATTTTTAAAGGATAAATTTTTAAACTTTAAAGCAATACCGATTGAAAAATTAAAAAGTATTTATTTTGATAACAATTTAGTTTATGAGAATGGTGTTAGTGGTTATACAATCAATAGCGATTTTTATTTAACTGAAAATTTTATTGAATTTAGCGATAGTGTTTATAATGAAAATAAAAACAAAGAATATAAGATTGTTTTTCAAATAAGTAAATTTTATGGTGATGATATTAAATTAGCAGTATTAACAGCCGTTCAAGAAATGTTTTTAATGAGAGATTATGGTCAAATGGATATTAAAAATGTTAGTTTAAATGGTTTTAATTTTAGTTTAGGTGATAGGTTTAATATATTAAAGGAAGTTATTAAAAAATACCAAATCAAATTTATATGAATAATGTTAAAGTCAAACATTATATTTTAGTAAAAACAGGAAACGAGTCTTCTTTTAATGAGGGTAATACTTTTAGTTGTTTGATTTTTCAATTAGATGAAACAGTTGCCCCTCTATATCCCGATGTTAATGTTGAAAGTTCATTTAGATGTATAACAAATTACGAAAATATTAAAGCAGGCGATAAGTTGGTTATTGTTCATAGTAATAACTCTGAATTTAATAATAATGATAGTTTTATTGTTTATAAGGATTTTGTCAAAACAAAAATAATTGGAAATGTAGTTTATAATGGGATTATAATTAAAGAATGATAAACTTACAGATAACTTTTAATGCTCCAGCTTTAGAAAAGTTGAATGTTTTTAATATTAAAATAAAAGAAGCAATTAATGATGCTCTTCAATGGTCTGCCTTGTTTTTAAAGGGTGAAGCAAAGAAAAATGCTCCCGTTGACACCGGCGTTTTAAGAAGTAGTATTACTGAAACTGGTGTTTTTGACAATACAATAAAAGTTATATCACCGGTTGAATATGCTAAATATCAAGAATTTGGAACTGGTGTCTATGTTGGTCGTGGAATGATTTATCCAAAAAGAAGTAGGTTTTTAGTCTGGCGTGATAGGAAATCAGGAAAAATGATATTCGCAAAAGCAGTAAGAGGTGTACCACCAAAGAGATTTTTCGGAAAAGCAATTAAAACATTTACACAAAAAATTGATTTGTTAAAGAAATTTTTATTAGATCGTGTAAAATATTATTATGGGTGAAATAATTAATCAATTGAAAACAATCATTAGTCAAATACCGGAAATAAAGAAGGTATATTATGGTATTGTCAAAACAATAGAACAATATCCAGCCGTGGTTATTTTTGTCAATAATTTTAATGATGAGTATTTAGCGTTGGGGAAAATTAAACGAATTTATAGTGTTAAGATTATTATTTATCAAATCATTAAAAATGATCTTCAATCAAGTCAAGAAAACATTTATTTATTAGCCGACAAGGTTTTGGAAAAACTAAATGATAGAAATAATTTAACTTTAAACGGTAAAATTGATTTTAGTTTATTACAAAGTGGTGAGACAGGCTTAATTCAAAGAGAAGGTGATGTTGTTATTTTAAACATTGACTATAAAGCAATAAAGACTATTGACTTTTAAAATTTGATATAATTAAAGTATGAAATACAAATATATTGGTCAAATAAAAATCAATCTAATTGGTTATGGTGAGGTTAATCCAGGAGAAATCATTGATGTTAATTGGTATATTAATAATCCGTTATTTATTAGGGTAAAAGATGAGAAAAAGAAAGAAAAAAAGTCTTGACATTATAAATTTGTGCTATAATTTAATTATATGGCAAATCCACTTTTAAACTATATAGGGTTAGGAAAAGAAACAACTTTTGGTACTCCGGTATCAGTTGATAAATATCTTAAAATCAATGAAAGTGATGGTATTCAGATTAATAATGATATTCAATATGTAGAATCAATTCTTGCTGGTGTCCACGCAAAAAACAAAGAGGCTTTCAAAGGTAAAGTTGAAATATCCGGTGGTTATGAACTTCCATTAACTCCACAGTATCCAGTCCTTATTCTTTATTCTGCTTTGGGTGGTCTTAATACCACCACCATTGAAACTGGTGTTTATAAACATACTCTTACTGAACAATTAACAAAACCATCTTTAAGTGTTGAACAAAAGACTGGTGAAATAGTTAAAAAATTTGCTGGTTTTAGAGTGTCAAATTTCTCAATTGAGGGAAAAGCAGGTGAAATGTTGACTTTATCATTTGAGGGAATAGCAAAAAGTCAAGCTGACACTACAGAAACAACCCCAACTTACGAATCTCATCGCGTGTTAAATTTTGCTGATGTTAGTTATGTTAAAATTGGCGGAACTGACTTTAAAGGAAAGATTGAAGAAATGTCAATTGAGTATAATAACAATCTTGAACCATTTTATTCTTTGGGAAGTAATACTTTACAGGAAAGTTATTCAAAACCATCTGAAATAAGTGGAAAATTTACAATGTATTTAGATGATACATCAAAACAAATTTTTGATGATATGGTTGCTGCTCAAACAAGAGATATTGAAATTCTAATCAATGGCGACACACTTGGAAGCACTAATCATTCAATTAAAATCATAATCCCAAAAGCAATTTTTGAAAGTAGTGAATCAAAAATATCAACTGACTACAATGCTTTAGATGTAGAATTTCAAGGAATTTATCATCCAACAAATGGATTAGTAAAAATTGAGGTTGTTAATGATATATCATCATATTAATTATGGTTGAATTTAAAACACCAGGAGGGTATATAGTTAGGCTTAAAAGACATTATCTTACTTATGGTGAAAAACTTGAAATACAAAGATTATATCTAAAGTCAACTAAAATTGATCCTACTACTCAAAAAATTACTGATTTAGATGCTTCTGTTGTATTTGAAGCCAATAAAATGGTTTTTAATTATTTGGTCATTGAAATTATCACACCGGATAATCAATCAATTAAAGAAAATCTTTATGACTATGTAATGAACTTAAAAGAAGAAGATGGACAGGCAATTTTTAATGAATTGAATAAATATCTCAATCCTATACAAGATTTGGAAAAAAAAAGCGATTGAACTTTTTAAATTCTTCAAGGGAACTTCTAGACTACCATCGGATTTTGAAGATGTTTATATTTGCGATCTTCTTAATATTACTTATACTGAACTTGAAAAACAACCTATTGACTGGGTTGAAAAAATAGTTTTATACAAAAATCAAAAAGCAAAAGTGGAGGAATTAGAATTAAAGAAGCAAAAAAATAGACAAAGAGGAATTAGAAAATAGTATAATTAATTTATATGAACAACAATATTCTTGAAATTATATTAAAGATAAAAGACGAAGCTTCAAATGAAGTAAAAAAAGTTGTTGGAAATATTACTTCTTCTTTTGGGGAGGCTCAAAAATCATCTAATGCTTTTGGAAATGCTTTATCTGATGTTGGTAAAATAGCAGCTGGAATTGGATTGTATAAATTGGTTGATTGGGCGGTTTCTTATACCAAAGTGATGATAACCGCAGGAATTGAAACAGCAAAGTTTTATGAAAACACAAAAATAGGATATACAACTTTATTAAAAGATGGTAAAGAAGCACAAAAAGTTATTAATGAGATAAAAGCAACTGCTTTAAAAACTCCATTTGATGTCTCTGCTTTATTGAAAGCAAACCAACTTTTAATATCTACGGGTCTTTCAGCTAAAGAAAGTCAAAAAGCAATAGTTTTACTTGGTAATGCAATTTTAGCAACTGGTGGTGGAAATGATGAATTGATGAGAATGGCTGTCAATCTTCAGCAAATAAAAAATATGGGACATGCAACTGCTTTAGATATTCGCCAATTTGCTTATGCTGGTATACCAATTTATAAAATGTTGGCGGAAGCTCAAAAAAAAAGTGTTGAGGAAATAAAAGATATGAAAATAACCTATGATATGTTGGTTGATGCTTTTGATAAAGCAGCTCAAAAAGGTGGGATGTTTTATAAAGGAATTGAAAATGCGGCAGGGTCATTTCAGCAAATTCAATCAAATTTAAAAGAAAACCTTGATGTTTTTTTTGCTGATATTTTGACAAAATCTGGGGTCTTTGATGCTTTAAAAACTGGAATGTTAAAAATACAAGATGCTTTGGTTGTTATAAAGCCTCAAATTATAAGTT